CCTGTAGCTGCCATTAGGGGGTAAAATGCCTACTCATACGTATTTTTGCTCCTATCACGACGAAATGTTCGAGATTTCGGTACCTTTCTCCAGAGAACACCCCCCAGAGACCGCAGATTGCCCTCTTGGCGAGATTTTGATTCGTAAGAACGCTCCTGCACTAGGGATCGGCCCTCACAAGGGGGATTGGCGGCCGTCCGCGGTCAATTTCATAGTGAAAGAGGGTACCGGTGCCTTCAAGAGGAGTCCCATCAACCATGATTGACAGACCTCCGAAGGACGCGCTATACTAAGGGGTCAAGGACGCTCCTGCGCTAGAGGGCTGCAAGGAAGGATGTGTTTTGGAGACAGGCGCAAGGATGCTGAGGTGCCGGCACTGGAAGCCGGCTACTGGCCAGAATGATAGCCCAGCAAGGATGCCACGGCTGGGGGGAAGGAGTCTCCAGGAAGACTCCTTCCTCGCCAGTCGGATGCAAGGACGCAGGAGGGGGCAAAGCGACCCCTCATCCGGTCACTTAGTGTACCGACCGGAGGGCTGGAAGCCAAGACGACGCCCGCAAGGATGCGCTTGGCATGCAAGCGGTTCTTCCCCGTCTTCCACTACGGTGGAATGATGGGGCTGGCTGGAGGCCGACGATTGAGCCCGCAAGGATGCAGCGGCGACCCCTGTGCCGCGACTCACCTGCCGGGAGTCGAGCGGAGATGGGGCGCCGGCTACCTCCGGTGTGGGGAAGGTTTCGACCTCCCAACCCGGGAGCTAACGGCTGTGTGGGAGGTGTCTCGAGTCGGCAGGCTTGGGCCACCTCCAGGCCGTTGAGCGAATAATCATGTAGAGTAGGAGAATCTTCTCTCAATGGAAGAGTGGGAAACGGTAGCGGCACGAGCCTCACTACGAACTGAGGGTATCCGAGAGTCCAGAGCCATTATTGAGGAGATGGCTCTATCCGATGACCCGACTGAGGCGGCTATTGCTCAGGAAACTCTGTCTGAACTTGACTCGCTTGAAGAGAAGGCGGTTGAGCGCTTGAATAGGGTTCCTGACGCTCTGGGAGCTGCCTTCGATTTGGCAGAGATGATGGACGGGCTACAGGAGGAAAAAAAGTAAGGTGTCTGCCCATTCAGACCGGCAGTTCTCTCGACAGCGTTTTCTATCTCAGCGTCTAGCTACACAGGCCGTTAAGAAGGTACGGTCGGAATTGCCTAAGCATCTCCGTTCTGCTGTGTCTCCTAGAACCAGCACGGTGCTAGATCAGGCCCTCTATCATGGACTGGACAAACCTATAGCTCTCGCTCAAGTTACCCCTGGAGTGAGTAAGCGTATTCTTTTTACGACCGATAGGTCTGGTAAACTGGTGGCTCCAAGGACTAAGTTGAGGGGTGTTGCTCGTCAAGAAGCGGCCCATCTATTAGGAGCTGAACACCCTGCTATTTTTGCAGCCAAGCCCCAAGCGGCTAAGGGGGAAAGCCCTTCTCGAGGGGCGTTCCTTACTTCTGGATTCCAAGTTGTGAGAGCCAAGACTCTTCAAGAGAATCCCCGTGCGCTAAACAAGCATCTGCTTAGGAAATTGGGGAGACAACTTAGGAAGAAGTAATGGGAGAGTGGGAGTTCCACGAAGGGGGAAACGGGGAATGTGCCGCCTGTGTGGTGAAACCAACTCCCTGCTACTGTGAGGGACTCGTTCATACCCACTACGACCTAGAATTGGAGTTTCTTGAGTCGTGGTGTGACAAAGGGCACGATGTGGAGTTTCTCGAGCTCCCAACTCCGATAGGAGTGCAATATGCCTCATAAGGGGGATGAATGATGCCCTTCGTCGTTCTGTTAATCTTGGTGTGTTTACTGGCCGCGTCCGCGGTTTACTTCCTATGGAGGGATGACGACTGGCCGGACGACGATCACTTGGAGGGCCCAAGGGGAGGGATGACAATATAATGTTGGCTACAAGGTGGTGGGCGTGGCTTGCTGGTTTGATTGATGGAGACGGTTCGATTCAATTTAAGAAGTCACAAAACAGAAGAAAGACTTGCAACCCGTCTTACACAGCAATAGTCTCTATCCACATGTATTCTCGGTCGGCTATTGAGAAGGCTGCCTCAATTATGGGTTCATCGGTGCATGGCTATCGCAATTACGAGAAAACTCTCTGGACTACTACGGTTCATGGCCCTAAGGCTCAGAGAGTTCTAGAAACCATCCTTCCCTTTCTGACGGCGAAACGTTGCGAAGCACAGTTGCTATTGGAGGCGATTGCCTCCTGCCCCCGCCAATGGAGAGATTCTGTAGGGCACAAAATAACAGAGGAACAGCTCGCTTTGCGAGAAGGTTGGTATTGGGTACTTCGTAATGCAAAGAAGGAGGTGGCCTAATTTGAGTTCATTTATCCATGGATTTCGTCGATTCACGTTCGTCAACTGCCGCAAGTCTAGTGTCCCTGTCTTGGCCGGGATGATGAACATGCACGTCCACTCGAAGGTACAAAGGGCTGCTGAGTGCACCGGGATCACGTCGGCAATGTGGATGACTGACGCCGCCAAGCTGATTCTCCATGAGGTAGAACTGGGGAGGAGCGGGAAGGTGCCCCACGCTATCGACCGCTCTCCCGAGTATGACTGCACCTGTGGCCACTACTTCTACCGTACCTGGAAGGATGTGTGGTCGTCGGCTACAAATGTCTACGCCCACGTGACCTGCCTGGAGCGTACTATCCTGCACACCAACGGTGGTCGCACGACTCAATACTCCCTCGACTACCTTTTGTCTGAGCCTAAAGCCAACTCTAAGGTCTTCCTTGCTATCGACGACCAGTCGAAGGCGAAGGGCAAGGTAATTCAGGCTCCGGCAGGCCTAGGCATGGGATGGGACTTTTCGGTACTGGCTGAGGAGCGCCCCTACGAGGAGGTTCTCGCGGAGGTGTCTCTGTCACTGGGTGTCCCTATCCTCGACAAGGACTCTCTTCTAGGCTGTCCGATCTGTCTGACGGTTAATTCGTGGCGGAAATCAGAGGAGATCACAGACCAAATGAAGAAAGACTGGTTTGGGTTGGGTTACAGTGGCTAAACCTCACCAACGTAGAAACCGCCTTGAACGAGGAGATTGCGGAAACTGCGGTGCCCGCCCTGTCGTATCTGGTAAGAAGAGTTGTCAGGTTTGTAGGGATGCGGAGAAGAACCTTACCCAGGAGAAGAGAAACTCGCAGCGCAGTTACCGTGAGGCAATGAGACAGGTTCTGATTGAGTCTTATGGTAACAAGTGTACCTGTTGTGGTGAAGAAGAGTTTACTTTCTTGAACATTGACCATATAGACGGACATGCCCCTGAAAAGGAATTGATGGGGAAGAAGTTAGCGGGCTGGGAACTTTATCACTATCTCCGTCGAGAAGGTTACCCTTCTGGTTACCAGGTACTGTGCTACAATTGTAACCAGGCAGTACGATTTGGGCGTATTTGCCCCCACCAGAAGGGGCGGATTAGAGCGACTTTGGGGAGTTTGTAAAATGGGTGAGAAACTTGGCCGGCCGCTGACGGAAGATGTGGGTAAGCCGCGGGTGCTCCCCGACGCGGTGCCGTTGCCCATGCCCGACAAGGTACCGGTACCGGAGAAGAAGGAAAAGTTGCCCGTCCTTCCTGACGGCACGGAGGCCCTGCTTCGTTTTCGCGCCGACCAGGCGAGGAACGGTACGATCTCTGCGGTGGCACGGATGTTGAAAGTCCCGGAAGCAGAAGTCAGAGAAATGATGGACAACATCGTTTCTCGGGTTAGTGCGATGTTTCACAGAGGGGGAGGACTGGGTAAGGCGCCACACGTTCCTAATGCGTCGTAGATGGCGTAGTGTGGTTGTGGGGGTTCTACTCCCCCTCCCCCCTCCAAGACTGCTTGACAGGGAGTTTCATACTAGGGCATAATGTAAAAGGAGGAAGATACTAATGAGTGATCTCTCACTATCCCTCTTCAGACGGGCCCTCCTGGATCAGTCCGAAGACGACAATACGACGGAAGTTGTCGACATCAATGGCTATGAAGTCCTAGGTATCATCACGCCTGGTACACTAGATGGGGCCACGAACGACATTACTCCTCAAATAGACCCCGGTAGTGGGACGTTCTATACGCCTTTAACCAACGCGGGAGCCGCCATTACCTGGTGGGACAATGTTGGTACGGATGAGTGGCTACAGGTTCCCCAGAGTATCTCGCCGGTAGTTGGTGCCAGGCTTCGACTTGAACTTGCAGAGACAGAGGCGGCCGACCGCGTGTTTCTTGTAGTGCTGAGGAAACTACCCAGCTAGGAGAACTTTTATGCCAGTCTGTCACAAATATGACGGTTGCATAGATTGTAAGGCCTCGGCGCAAGAGAGAAATCGAAGATGGCGTGCTGTCCACCCTGAGTACGCTGCTCAGTCGACGAAACTTTATCGTGAGAAATACCCTGAACGGGCTCGTGCTTCTATGAAGCGTTGGAGGGAATCCCATCGAGAGTATTTAAATGAAAAGTCCAAGGCTGATTGGCCAAGACGAAAACAGGAAAAGCAATCCTTTGTTCAAGAAGTAGTTGGAACAATGTGTGTCGATTGTGGAGAAGACCGAATTGCGGCCCTCCAGTACCATCACCCGGGGGGCAATGAGCCTAAGAAAACTTTATGGCGCCTAGGGTGGAATCAACTTAAGGATGAGGTAATGAACGTGATTCCTCTATGTGCCACTTGCCACCAAGTCCGCCACCAGGAGGCTGCTTAATGTCCACTATTATTCCAGCTCAAGACCTGAATATTGCTACCCCTGCCGCTCAGGCGACGGGTACAGCTAACCCCTCTCCTCCCGCGGATCACGCTCAGCAGACTCCTGAGTTCCTCTCGAATCTGATTCTTGAGCTGCACAGTCTTCGGCAGGAGCAGAGCGAGCTCTTCGCTGAGATGTATCCCCCCCATGCTCCTATCGTACACGAGGCTCCTCATTCTCTGCCTCGGTATGAGGTGATGGAGGAGTTGCGCCGAAAGGATCGAGAGCTAGACGGCAAGATTTTTGCCCTCAAGCGCCAGGTTGATGACTTGAAGGTGCTACTGGCCCGTCCTGGTGTACCCCCAGCGCCTGAGCTCGTCACTGTCTCCGGCCCGAGTGGCCCTGCTACTCCCGAGAAGGCTGCTACGAGCCCTGTTCCTACGAAGACAGGTAACGAGCCTGGAGGGAGTATACACTTAGGAGAGGCTCCTCCCATTGAGCCCAAGCGTTAATGCCTGGGCTTCAGCAGGGGGGAGTGGAGAGTGGAGGTTCCTTGGTCACTCTCCGTTCTTCGGCGGACTTGCCTGCCTCTAGAAAGAAGAGAGCTGTCTTGGCTGATCACAAGGAACGCCGGAAGCAACTCAAAACAGTAGGTGAAAAGATACGGATGTTGAAGAAGGAAGGGAAGCCTCAAAAGCAGGCTGTCGCCATCTCTCTTGAGATGCAGAGACAAGGAAAGTTGAGGAAGTAGGATGCCCCATACGGCCTTCCGTCAGCCCACCCGGCGTCCCCCCACGCGACGGCCGTTCCCTGGACGCACCATTCCGGGCTCGTCCCCGGCACAGCACCAGCCTGTGCGCTCCACCCCTTCTTTCTTCCCTGTGCTACGGCAACCGGCTGGCGGCCGCACCCTTCCTGGCTCTACTCCTGGAGTGCGCATCCCTGTGTCGACGGCGCGACGACCAAACCCCACGATCTTTTCTCCAGGCCGTCAGGCCCTTCTTGAGAGTCAGGCTAAGGATCGGGCTACGTTGGGTATCGGTTCCCCCGGGGGCCTGACTAGGCAAGGACTGTCGGCTAAGTTGGTGGGTGTTGGTCAGGGTACCACACGAGCAAAGAGGGCTTCAAGCCCTGCGGTACGAGACCCTTTTCAGGTGGCTAATGAGAAACGCCTCAAGGAAGGTAAGCCTCTGTCGAGGGCGGCTGTGAATGCCCCAGGTCGTAGGTAGAGGTGCTGTGATGGAGAAAGAAGTGGAGGGCTCTGATGGATTGGACTACCCTCCTAGTGATCATCAACGCGGGGGACTCATTTCTAGGGGTAGGACTGCTCATCTGGGCAATCTGGTTCCACAGGAATGGTAAGGGGTAAATATGGCCCAGCCCGCGCTGTCCCCTTCTCAGGAAATCGGGAACTTCGACGATCCCGATGTCAACCGGCTCTTCTATGGGACAGAACCTCAGGACACTGTTGACTGGATAGAAGAGTTCCTGTCGATTGACTCGGAGACGGGGCAGGTCGTCGACTTCAACTTGTACCCCCAGCAGATTCAGATGGCGCACAACGCCACGGGTCGAGACCTCACGGTGAAGGGGCGCCAGACCCGTGCGTCATCGCTCATTTTGGCCCGTAACCTACGCCGTATGGTCACCCACTGGGGGATGAAATGCCTCGTCATGACCCAGGACGACCAGACTACCGCCATCTTTCGGGCCCGCATCAAGCACCACCTGAGCGACTTGGAGAAGGCTGGCTACCCATACGAAATCGGCCTGGACAACGATGACGAGCTGGTACTCAAGGGATTGGAGTCCCGTTTCATCTTTGGTTCCGGTCGGGAGCAGACGGCCGGTCGTGCCTACACAGGTCACATCGTACATCTGTCGGAGTTCTCGCACTGGCCTGGTGATCAGGCGTCCAACCTGATCGGTGGGATTACACCGTCGGTACCGGGGCCCCCCGCCGGGTGGATTGATATTGAGTCGACCCCTAACGGCGCCGAGGGACAGTTCTTCAATATGGTGCAGGCGTCGAAGACCTACAATCCGACCGCTCGCTGGACAACCCACTTCTATCCCTGGTGGTTGGAGCCGCGGTACCGTGCCGGTACTACCCCCGGTAACGACATCGTTTACGGTGAGGACGAATGGGAGAGGTACCTCCGGGAGTTCGTGCCTACGGATGTTGAAGAGCGACTCATGGACGAGTTCAACCTAGACGTGGGCCAGATTCTGTGGCGTCGGGTGCGGAAGGACGAGCAGGACAAGACGAGCGCCCCGTTCCTTCAGGAGTATGTGGAGACGTTGGAGGGCTGTTTCCTGACCTCGGGAGGGAACTACTTCGCCACTCAGGAAGGTATCAATCACCTGGAGCAGTATCGGAACGCCACCAAGCCTGCGAAAGAGGTGGTGAACTCCCTTCCTGGATACGCGGCCACCTTCCAGGGCGCCGGCCTCCACATCTGGCAGCGGCCAGAGATGAACCAGCCTTATGCGGTGTGGGTGGACTGTGCTGGTGGGGGCCTGGACGAGCGGGCGGATTACACCGCCATTGTCGTGCTGAACTGCGCCCAGATGTTCGTCGCTGCCCGGCTGTGCGTGAAGGTCGCTCCGAACGAGGCCGCTCCCATGGCAGTCGCCATTGCCTCCTACTACAACAAGGCTCTACTCGGGGGGGAGAGGGACGCCTTTGGTGCCACGTGTGTGGCCAAGATTAAGGAACTGGGGTACAAGAATCTCTGGTACTTCATCGAACCGGGGGCGTCGATGAGCATCAGCAAGGCGATACAGGAGCCGTGGGGCCACCCCACTCAGATTCGCCAGCTCATCCTCACCGCCTTCAGGGAAAAGGTGTTTGCAGGACTATTCCACACCTCTGATGTGTGGATTGTGCAGCAGATGGGGGCCTTCACATGGCAGAAGCTGGCCTCGAAGCGCCACGGTCTCAAGGAAGCCGGTAAGGGGCAGAAGGATGACCTTGTGATGTCTTGTGCTGGGGCGGTGTTCATTGCGCCGCTCGTTGCGGGCCGCTACAATAGACAGCAGGGACAGGCTTACCCTACGGGTGACATCCAGGAGAATGAGGTTATCACCGTGGGCCCGTCCGGTATTGTGTTGAATCGTTCACGGGACGGTCGGAACCGTCGTACCCGTGAGAGTAGGCCCTGGTTGAGATAATCATGAGTTGTAGACCACTAGGTACTGCCGATGTGATGCCAAGACTCTGCTCTCAGTGTAGAGAGCGTGAACATGGCTCTATCTCCTGTAACACGGTAGGGAAACCATTCCGTGAGGATTTTGAGTTGGGCAGACTTGAATTGCGAAGGAATGATCCTGATTTTGTAGAGCAATGGTCTCTGTTCAGATGGGGGTTTCCTAAGTAATGCCTGTACCTCTAACAGCGTTGGTTCGTGGAGAGGCCCAGCTCAATGAGATGAAGACGGCCTTGATGGGACGGCTTCAGCAGCTCAAGCAGTTCTGGTTGCCGCTGAATCAGCGTCAAGACTACTGGATGAATATGTATAGACTTCTGGACGTGCTCCAGATGGCGAAGCCTCTGGGCGTCGCCCGCCGGTTCGTCTCCAACGAGCCCCGTACCGGTGTCGACGCGGCTAAGTCCATCCTGACTAGAAACCCGACGATCTGGCGCATCCCCCTCAAGGGAGCTGAAGATGAGAACCAGGCACTGCGGCGTAGCGTTGGGAAGATAGAGCGCACACTCGAAGGTCTCGTCTACGATATGGACGAGCTGAGCTCGGAACGACTTCAGCAAGGATTCTGGAAACAGGTGACCGACCAGGCCCTTCTTCGTGGCATGGTCTTTGGCAAGTTCCACGTCACGACGGAGGCTCTGAAGTACCGGCACTCTCCTATCGTGATGGAGGTGTTCGACTCCCGCCTGGTCTACCCCCATGTCGATCAGTGGGGCCTCAACCACGTCATTATCGAGAAGCCCACCAACCTCGGCGATTTGGTGGCGACCTACCCTAGGGTCTATGGAGACTTGAGGGCCAAGCCGAACTATGACCCGAACCAGAAGGCCGTGAAAATCGAGTATTGGAGTAACGACCGTCCTGGTGTGAAGGGTGTCCACATGGTGCTGGCGAGCGTCGGCGTCGGGATTCAGGCCAGCGGGTACGCCGGCAAGGCCCAAACTGGTGAGGCTCAATCAGACGTGCGCTGGGTGATTCCCCCGTTCTACCACGGTTACACCTACGACGAGCTGCCAGTGGTGGGGGTGCCCGTCAATGGGGTGCACATGGTTCACTCCCCCTCGACCATTGGCCCTCTGGCCGACCGTCTGCTTGATGGCCCCGACCTGGCCGCGATGGCGTCTTCGGCCTGGCGTGGCCCCAACTCGTGGGTGGCGGAGATTGGACGTTCCATCCTCAGCTCGGTCGAGGAGCAGGTGCCTCAATACAACGAGCTGATTGCGACCGTCTTCCAGCACTTGAGCATCAATACTTACGGCACGTGGATTTTCAAGACTCCCACGGGAGAGATGCCCAACTTCGAGCCGGGTATCGAGGGCAAGGTGGTGCTGACCCCGGGAGAGTCCGTCGAGCGGGTCACCGTCGAGCCTCTCACTCAGGACGCCTACCGACTGATGGAAATCCTCTCTCAGGAGCGCCAGAAGGGAATCCTGTCCAACGTGCTTCAGGCGGTTACTCCCAACCTGGCCAGCGGCGCCCTCCTCCAGCAGATTACGAACGCGGCCTTGTCCTCGCTCGAGCCTTTCCTCCAGGGAATCACGGCGTTCGGCACACGCATGGGTACGTCCACACTGGCCCAGCTCCAGAAGGCGGCGCCGGCGCTAGGCATGTTCGAGCTGCAATCGAGCACGTCCCATAAGTCTTTCTTCAACATCGAGTTCGACCCGGCGACGGAGCTAGACATGGGACGACACTACCGCCCGGTGCCCGTGATGAAGCCGGCCCTACCGGACGACCTGACTGTCCGCATGACCGCTGCTCGTATGGCGCTCGACCCGCGCCGGCCGATGCTGTCGCTGATGACGGTGATGGAGGACATCCTGTTCGTCGACGACCCGGCCGCGGAGTCCGACCGTATCTGGGAAGACCTGGCGCAGAACGACCCAGTGATTATGATTGAGCAGATGGCTCAGTCACTGGAGCGCCACAATGAGCCTGAGATGGCGGCCCGTATTCGAGATGTCGAGTTCGCTACCAAGTTCGTGGAGGAACAGAAGATTCGCCAGGCTACTGGGGGTGCTGAGGCTGGTGCGCCACCGGGCCCTGCGCCGACAGCGGGTGGCCCCCTGGCCGGTGGAGGACGTGATGGTACCGAGCAGCAACTTCCCGAGGGGGCTGCTGCTCTCGGAGCGCAGGGAACGCGGGTTTCTGTATAATGACTACTGGAAGACAACGCGCCGACCGTCTGGTAGAGAGTCTCTTCAGGAAGCCCCCTGTGAGTCCTCAGGTACAGGAAGAGCCCTCACAGCCTCAGTCGGTCGCTGCCCGCTTGAAAGGGATTCACGAGTCACGTAGGAAGACTCTCTCTATCGTGCGAGGAATGAAGAGGTTCTAATGGCTGAGCATGAGTTTGATGTTGATGGTGCCATTGAGAAGTGGCTAGAGGGCAAGAAAAACCAACTACTGATCGACCGTCCTACTACTTCGACCTCCACGTCTACGTCGGTTAAGACGGGTACCACGATTAGCCATCGGGCGAGTATCACTGAGCAAATCTCGCGCCGGTTCTTCGATGTCCCCACCCCTGAAAAGTTCCTAGACAGTTTCGAGATTTCTTTTGGAGGTTTCTTGGAGAATATGAGGGACACAGGGCTGGGTTCTGGAGACATTGGTCTTGCTCTCGATCCGGCCACCGGTCTGATGGACAGGCTGATGGCGGAGTACATGGGCGACTTGGCTCAAAGGGCCGAGAGGGGGGAGGACATCTTCGAGATTGTCGGAACTGAAGAAGACTTCAATCTCCTCCGTACCGAGCCTGGTATGGAGTCCAGTACAAAGGGTACTAGTGAGGAGACGAGCCAGTCGCAATCAGGGGGCACGACTACGGGACAATCCGGTAAGAAGGGGCCCCAGACGGGAGCACAAGCTGCTCAGGAACAGCGTGGAGGCCCTGGAGCTCCTCCTACGGTCACATCTACCTCTACAGGAAAGTCTGGCTCCACGTCTAAGCAGACTTCTAAGGGAACGTTCGAGAGCAAGTTCAGTGAGGTTGTTGAGGTACTTTCCCGGCCGGAGATTTCCGCGGTGTTCAAGTTCTCTCCTGGTGACTTTCTGTCGGAACGGTTCCATGGAGACGCGGGTGAGTTGGCTACATTCATCCAGTCGGAGAAGGGTGTCCGTCAACGTCAGCGCCAGACCCTCGCCGGGGGCGTGGTAGTAGCTGGGAGGCAGACATAATGCCCCATGGTGGAAGCGGCTCGCCCCTTGCTAACAATGCCTCTCGTAAGGCTCAGCTCGCCAAGGTACGCACGGCCCTGCTCGATGGGCCGGGTACTAAGCGTCGGGGTGGGCCTCCACCGCCGACGGTGCCGGCCGACCGTCCTAACGTTCGGGAAGAAACACTGGCGCAGGAGCGTAATCTCCCCCTGAGAATAGAGCAGGAAGCAGAGGGAGCTCCGGCACAGCAGCCGGGTACCGACAAGCCTGCTCGCCTGTTTGATGACGAGACTCGCGCTCGTCTACTTGAACAGGTTACACCTTTCCTAATTGACCAGAAGAAGCGGAAGATGGCTCAGAGGCATCGACGTGTAGGCCGGGTACGCCGCTTCTGGGGCGGGGGTCTATAGATGGCTATTGGTACGTCTCCTGATAGGCCGGTAAGACGGCCACGAACTCCTCTTCCTCCTCAGAAGGGGGGAACTGCTACTAGGGAGCAGAGACTTCGCAATCTGGGATTGCCTGGGGGTACTTCTCCCTTTGCCCCTGCTATTCGTAGCCCTTCACCACAGCCGGGGCCTACGCCCACTCCGGTTCCTTCTGCCCCTGTACCTACCTTTACCCCTACGCCACCCGGGACGGAACCCTCTCCTAGGGAGTTTGAGAATCAGCTCATAGAGGGGGAGAATATTGGGTCTATCAACGAGCAGTACACGAACTTCAGCCAACGCAGTCTGGACGTGGGAGAGAAGGTTGTCATCTCTGGTACTCGGTATAGGGTCAAGGGGAAAGAGCCGTCATCTGACCCGGGCCTCTTGAAGTACACGTTGGAACCGTCGTCGATTTTCCCTGGTCTGAACCCCCAGGATGAGTTCGAGTCTGAGGAGGCTCTTGGTACTGCCATTTCTGAGTTCGATATGTGGTGGAGTGACCTTGGGCGCCCTCTGCCTGCTAACTCGATTGGGCAGCCGGTCATCGAAGCCCCCGTGGAAATGCACGGCCTTCCTCAAGACCAGTCGACGGCTACGTCGGTACTCTTTCATATCAGTAGTAACCTACGCGAGTACACAAGGTACCTGGAGGATGAGTTTCCTGATTTCATCACGTCTGTTTCTGATGCTCAGAGGGAGGCTGGAGGTGTCAATCGGAACCCTTCTACGGTGCTGAACTACCTAGATTCGACGATTGCCGCCTGGAACCAAATTGCGGAGGAACACCCAGACGACTACACGTCCTTCATTGCGAGCGACGAGGGGGTAGACAGGATGTGGCGGCTAGCGGTCGATAATCTGACTCGGTTGCCCCGCCCGCGCGTTAGCCTCGCTGACACAGGGAAGTTCCTTTCGGAGGTGGAGGAATCCTTTCTTCCTGACATTCCTTTTCTGAAGGATAGTATACAACGAGCGACGGAGATATTTGCTGACCCGTTGTTCATTGCGGCCCTCGCCTTTATGCCCCCAGCAGGGTTAGCTCAAAAGGCGCGTTTGCTTGGAGAGTTTGCTGTTGGTGGTGCCCTCCTTGGCGAAACAGCCGAGGAGTTGGGTCTGCCTGAGTTGCCGGCCGAACTGTTGGGGATGACTCTAGCCCCTTTGTCCACTCGCGCTTTGCAAGGGTTCAGCCGGGCCTTGATTAAGTCGAGTATAGAATCGGCTCGCCTTCGACCTGTGCCCGGGGCGCCTGAGACGGAAATACTCTACCGTAATGGAGAAGTGTTGGAGCTCCCGGAATTGACGAAGGCCATTGACGTGGCTGCCGGAGCAGAGGCTCGGCCTCTGGTGCTTTCAGATGCCGGTGGTTTTGCGACCGGGAAACTCACTGTCTTGAGTGATGGAAGCACGGTGGCGACAGGTAAGGTGGGGGGCGTGGAGGTAGCGCTCAGCGCTGGGGCGACCGAGACTGAGGCTATCAGCGTCTCGATTTCCCGGTTGCCTGGAGAAGCCCCCTCTCTCAGTTCCATGAGAGGGTTGAAAGCGTTCATAGGAGACCTAGCGACGAAGAACCCTTTCCGTGCCATTGAAGCAGACATTGCTAACCCTGCTGTTGGGCGGGTGATGTTGGCTCTGGGAGCGGAGGAAATCTCCCCGGGGGTGATGAGGTTTGCGGCGAAGCGCCCCCTCACAGCTCTCGCGGGAGGCTCAAGAGCTGGAACCCTACTAGACTTCCTAGATGACATGATTCGTATTCATATCGACCGTCCTGAAGCACAGGATTTGCTACGCGCTGTGGGCGTAAAGATGTCGGCGAAGGCTCCTGGTGCCAAGAGGCTGGTGGAGGTCATCAACCGGGGGACGCTGGCTACCGAGCCGGCCTTGAAGGGGGCGGTGGGCATCGAAGCTGTCGCAGATTACGACCAGGCGTTGCGTCGGTCGGTTATGGCTAAGTTCCGGGGACAGAAGGAACCTGTCCGCGTCAACAATAAGGCCCAGATTTTCGTGCCTGAGACCCCGCTGTCGAAGAAGGGGGAGTGGATTGCACAGGGAGACGTGATTGAGGCCCTCCTGAGGGGGGACAAGAATATGCTCAAGCACTTTAACGTTGCCCAGTCTGAGTACCTAGTGGAACTCGGTAACCTTCAGAAGCCCTTCGTGGAGACTCTAGAGATGTTGACCGGCGAGACTCTCGCCCGTAGGGAGGTTCACTGGCCGCGCTTCGTTACGGACATTCCTAAAAAGCAATGGAATGTATCTGGGGGGAAAGGAAAACTCCCCTCGTGGTACCAGCGCAGCTTCGATGTGCAGCAAGAGGCAATTATGGGTTACGGTATTGGTTACATGCCCGACCTACGCAACGTCGTGGAGACCCAGATTGCGTCCCTGCAACGGGTCGCTCGAGACATCACTCTGGCGAACTATCTCAAGCGGGAGGGAGTGATGGTGGTCGGGCGGGCGCCTACCCGCAAGGAAGTCATCGCTTCGGACATCGTGGCCCCCATGAAGGGTGTTCGCCCGGGGGTCATTTCGATTGACCACATGAATGAAATCAAAGCGTTGATGGGCCCGGCCTCGAGAAACCCGTTTCTCACTGGCCCCGTTAAGGTGAACTCAGTAGCCCGCTTGCTCTTGACAGGGGTGATGGACACGGGAGTGGGTTCTCTTCAGCTCACCACTCTGTTCTTTACTAACCCGGTAGGGTGGGGGGAGGCAATGGGGCGCTCCTTCTATAACATGATCGTCGAGCCGAAGCAGTTCTACCGGTTTGTGGCCACCAGGGCCGAGGCAAAGAACTACGCTCGTTACGGGGGCAATATCGGTCTGGAATCTGAGTATTCCGCGGCGACTAGGTTGAGTTT